ATGAGCCACGGTATCGCAGTTAAAACCCTGGATCGTGCAGGCGGCTCGCATCGAACTGGCGTGCAAGACTTCTTTGCTGTCGATGGTGCGCTGGTTGTGGTGCCGGGTGACAGCATTACCCCGCATGGTTCCGTAGCCGAAGCAGACCATACCGGCACGCTGGCAAAAGCCTTGAACGCTATCAGCCTGCAAACCAACTCTGTGACCATCGTGGTGCGTGTGGACGCTGATGAAGACGAAGCAATCCAGACGGCAACGTGGTTGGCTCCGTTACACCAAGCGGACAATATACGGGCGTAAAAGCCTTGCTGGCCGCCCAGACTAAGTTTGGCGTTAAACCGCGCATCCTGGGCGCGCCTGGCCTCGATACGCAAGCTGTCACCACTGAGCTGGCTGCCGTCGCCCAAAAGCTTCGCGACTTTGTGTATGCCAGCGCCTGGGGCACACAGACCAAGGAAGCCGCCATCGCCTACCGCCAGCACTTCGGCCAGCGTGAAGTCATGATTATCTGGCCTGACTTTGTACACTTTGATACTGCGACCCAGGCTACGGCCTCTGCCTTTGTGGAAAAGGACGCAGATTCGCGTACATCTTTGATAGCAATTTGGACGCGCCAAGCGTTCACTGCCTTTTTGAAGCTAGCCATGTTCGTAAATTGTTCGTAAAGGCTAACAGAAAAACTACGTTTTTAAGTGTTATTTTGTAGTTTTGACATTCTTGAATTTCAACGCTAACCCTTTGATTTTATTTGGATTATGTTGATTTTAGGGGGCTATTACTTTGGGTGCCTGGTCCCGCCGACAGGAATATATATATCAATTAATTCAAGTACTTATATACCCATGGTGTAAATATGGTGTAACTGGAAATTATTTTGAGTTCGATTCCTTATTTATGAATCTTGCTTGATATTGGTCGGCCAGTTATCAGTGAAATTTCCCCGCCCGTTTATTGTACCTCGCGTAAAAGTATAGCTATCAAATTCCTCAATTTCATATTTCACCCCAGCAAAATGTCTGGCAGCATCCTCTGGCGTCATGCGCCAGGTGGATTTTCGCATTTTCTTTTTGCCTGGCACTTCGTACCTAACCCAATAAATAGTTATGGGTGAACCACGTTCGGGGGTGGGGTGAACCACGTTCGGGGGTGGGGGTGAACCACGTTCGGGGTGGGGTGAACGTCGTTCGGGGGTGAATATTCTTCGGGGGTGAACCACGTTCGGGGGTCAGCGATAAAATAATAGTTACTGCGCCCATTCCTTTCACGCCTCTGAATGAACTGCTTATCCTCAAGATATGCCAGCGACTTCTGCACAGAACGGTCACTCAAACTCGTCTTCTCACACAGCATAGACACAGACGGATAACACTCCCCCTGGTCATTTGCGTTATCACACAGAGCAAGCAATACAAACTTGTGCGTGGATTGAATAGGCGATTTAAACGCCGCCGTCATCAAAGCAATACTCATTTCATCCCCGAAGCTTGTGCGCCCGCAGCAGTCAAGCAATACATCCCCTTTTGCCGCTCAATCAGCCCATCCCGATACAAGGTCACACAGACGTTATGCAGCCGCCTCTCAGTACGCGGCTCATCGGGCAGGCAATCAAGCAGGGATACGCCATAGGCACGCTGGCCACGGCAAACAGAGAGCTTGCGCAATACACGCATCCTGACATCAGCAGCAGTCAACTGATCACCTCACCAGAAGGCAATTTGCGGATGACTGAACCGATATTGATTTTTTTTACTGGATTGCCATGCTCATTAACAGTCTTTTCTACCGTGACATTTGCGGTATGCAATGAAGGCACTTTTTTATAGTCTTCCGAGCCTGGCCTATAAGGCCTCGCGCTAACCGTTGGGCGGGCGGAGAAGTATGGCCGGTTAATCTGCTCCGCCTTCACTTGCGCCACAACCTCTTCAACCGACTGCGACTCAGTGACCGCAACATAATCATAACCAGCAGCCGTAACAGTGGCAGTGCGGTTGCAACACGACACGTAGCCATAATCGAGCAGGACCTCAATCTGATACGCCCGCATAGGGTCTGTTTTGATCGGCAATGCAGAGGCACCACCTACATCAATCAACATTTTCAAACGTTGGTACGCGCTGGAATCTCGTTCAAGGGGAGTCATGATCTACCTCCACCCACATGCAACACCTTGGCCACTGACTTTGTGCGGGCAATAGCGGCATTAACGACACGCTTGAACCGGCTCAATGATTCGATGGCTTCGGCCACCTCTTTGTCTGCGCGCAGCAGCGCAGCCTGGTCATTGTTGTTATGTAGCTCAGCGACTGACTGCACCGCCTCGCTGGTCTCTTTAACGATATCAACCAGGTGATAATTGACGTTCAACTCTGCATTTTCCACCTCCAGGGCCTGCACGCAGATACCCAAGGGCCGGTACATATCATTGATGCAAGCCAGCCGGTATTCTTGCGGCAGCGCCAGCAGGATGGATTTATGAAAATTGAACGGCAGCAGGTTATTTTCCTTGGTCTCGTCATCCAGCCAACGACAGACCCGGTCTGCATTCACCTTCATACGCTCATAGGCGTCACGGGTGTTTGGTTCAAAACGGATGCCAGTTACCACATCCAAGCCTGCCAGCTCATGGGCTTCCACCACTGTTTGCACCGCTGTCTCACGACTGTAGCCGCAGGCCTTGCGCCATGCGTTGAAATGGGTGCGTAGGATGGTCAAATCTGTGTGCGATTCATTGCGCATGCAATTTCCAATCAATCAATCTATTCTGACAACATCAAATTAAGGAAAGAGATTCCAGACATGTACAATCAAAGTTCCACAACCATGATTTCAATGAAAGGAATCTCTTATGAGCAACATAACCACCATCACGCTAGGCGAACTAAGAAGCCGCCTTGCCTGGTTAAAAGACCTTTCGGACGACACCGAGATTTTTTTCGGCTCGGGCGACCTGACGTTCTACCGGGCAAAAACACGCAAATACAAACCAAACAGCGACACACCGATGCTGATAAACATCGAATTCAACGAGATTTATGCGGTAACAGCGTCATTTCCAGACGACGAGCCGGCATAAGTCTGCTCTGCAGTAACCATTTTCTTTCTCAGCAAGCACCGGTCTTCGCCTGCCGCAAAGCCCTTGATGAACACATCAAGGGAACCATAATTGCTACCACCGCAGCTTTCGATGAGGCCCGCTGCCCCAACTGGCTGACTCCCAGGCATGTAGACCTTGCACGACCAGTGCGGATCAGCAAGGTCAATGCAAAGGATCACGCCTGTACGAGGATAGTCGTCGTTCAAATAACTGGTTGACATGGGGTTTCCTTTGAGGGAGGTGGGAGTAAAGAGGAATAAACTTCAGAAAAAACACGGGCATGCAAGTCCATTATTGCCCTGAATGTTTTGCCCTTGCAGTCAGACTGCCCGGCAAGAATGCGGTTGACCGTGGGTTGCGAAACGGCAATTTCTTCCGCGATCTTAGTCTCGCTCCAGTCAGTTTTTTGTCGAATCTCGGTTAGGAGGGTGCAGATGTCTTTATCCATAGAACGAAACTATACGCTAGCGCATAGATATGTCAATACTCTAACGCATAGTAATTTGCGAGATGATTATGCGCCAGCGTATAGTTTGCCAATGAATATCGGATCCAGACTAGACCAGGCAATGAAAGACGCTGGTCACATTTCACAAGCTGCGCTTTCCAGGGCGTCTGGCGTCCCGCAACCAACGATTAATAGAATTCTCAAAGGCACAGCAGTTGCCCCCGAATCAAGCACGCTAAAGAAACTTGCTATGGCCTGCAAGGTTTCGTTTTCTTGGCTTGTAGGTGAATCAGATGACAACGCCGCTCCACCTCAACACCATAAGGTAAGCGAGGAGTTGTCGACTTACACCAACTCCCCCGTCGTCCATCTAACCTATGTAACAGATGTTGAATTAGAAATTTTGACTCTCTTCAGAGAATCGACAGAAATGGGAAAAAAACTCATACAAACTGCCGCCATAGCATCTGAGAAAGATGGAAGGCGCATCAAGTCCATCAAAAAGCTTAATGCGTAAAAATTGCGTTTGCGCTACCATTCTAGCGCAAACGCAATGCAAATTGAGCAATCTGTACATGGCGCGTATAGTTCGCTGCCATGAACATTGCAGACAGAATCGATATCGCTATGAAGACGGCCGGGATTAAATCTCAAGCCGATCTATCGAGAGCATCCGGCGTTAGCGAATCAACGATAGGCCGAGTGCTAAAAGGTGGAGTAAATCCATCGATAGAGAACCTGGCAGAAATCGCCAAAGCATGTAACGTCAGCATGGACTGGATTGTGAACGGGAACGACACGCCAAATACCGAGGTAACTGAGATGCCACTCGTCCATGTGACCCAAGAAGAACTGACCATCTTGACACAGTTCAGAGAAGCCACTGCGAGGGGCAAGTCCTTTATTAAGACAGCTTGCAATTCAGTAGCCAAAAAATCCACAGCATCACCTGACAAGCCTGAGTCTTGACTCTGCCTTAGGGCGAGCACACTCCCCCTCCCTTGGACATTGCGCCGCCCACGCCCGTGCAAAGCGCAACAATTCATCCAAAGCATCATCATCCATAACACGGCACAGCGCCGCTAACTCCCTTATATATTCATCCTCCGTCATACCGCCCTCTCTTGAAAAACGTTGCAACAAAGTATTTCCAGATAAATAATGTAAATGAATTTTTGTTGCAATTGGTTAATTTTTGCTCAATCCTGTTTAACCAATGGTTAAGCCCCATGAAAACAATCGTTAAATGTTAAAGTTGCTGCATTTCAAGATTTAACAAAACCGCCCACTATGGATGCACCATTATGAGCAGTTTCTACCGTGCAACGACTCGACTTTATCGACCTGGCAATGATTCAGATCATTGCGACCGAGCTGAGCTTTTCAGCGGCAGCGTCACGCCTGACGATCAGCGGTGCCGCAGTCAGTAAGCGTCTGCAAAAGATGGAAAACATCATTGGCCACAAGATCGTGCACAGACCCGGGCCCATGCGACTCACCAAGGCTGGAGAAAGGTTACTGCAGTTTGCTAACAAGGCGCTACTGGAGCAGCAACTGTTTGAGGATGACATTGCGACGCTAGAGGCCGGGCAGCCAGCCCTGCGCATTATTGCGAATGCATCACTGATGATTGATGACCTGCCCCAGGTACTCGACGAATTGCGCATACAGCGCCCGCAGCTACGCATAGACCTGGTGGAAGGATCATTCCATCAGATCACCAAGTCAGTACTGGACGGCACAGCCGACACCGGCCTCATCATAGGCAGGCAGTTTATCGATGGCTTGCAGTTCCTTCACTACAAGACAGACCGGGTGTGCGTGATGGCGCCACTGGCACATGCCCTGGGCCAGAAAAGCGAAGTGCATTTTGCCGACGTACTTAAACACCGGTTAATTGGCGCCAGTCCGGACAAACAGATTTCACTCTTCCTCGAGTCAGTCGCCCGCAAAGACAAGCTGCGCATCAAATATGCGATGCGCGTATCGAGCTTTGAGGCGCAGGCGCACATGGTCTCGCAGACCGACATGGGGGTGGCAGTGATACTGGAGAGTGTAGCGAGGAGATTTTCCAAGATCTACCCCATACGCCCAGTCAGGTTGCTTGATGACTGGGCACAAGGGGAGTTTTCAATTGTGGTACCGGACGCGGGCAGCATGTCGCCGCCGTTGGTGGATTTTGTGAGGTTGATGACCTTGAGGCATAAGCCTGTGCTGCGCTAAGTTAAGTCTTTGCAGATTCAATTTTACGGAAGATGAGAATTGGCGTTAATCCATAATGAGAAAGCGGCCTTCCAAATACCTTCCTTAATTCTTGCTGCATAGTTCTCATTGCCCCTTCAATAAAACTTACATCCGTATTTTCATCGAAATCCATATCCATATCGATATCAGGCCTTGCATCGAGTATACCGAGCATCATCCACTCTCCCTGAATTTTACTGCCTTGCTTTAGAGAAAAATCTTCAGGGCTGACCGATAAATATTCAGGATTGAGAGTAAACCAACCCTCTCCACCGGCAGAACTGAGTCCACCCTGCAGCATGTGAGGCAACTTGGAGATCACCCCCATCATCAAATCATTTTCTTTTTTCGTTGAAGCCAAAAAGTCTTTTTTTGGCTTACCTTCTTTCATTCCAGCTGCTTGCTCACGCGCCTGCATTTCAGCAAACATTGGCCACATCTCTTGAATCATTCGGGTATCAGTGATAGCTAGCTCACCACGAATTAGTACCACACCACCCACAGGACTTTGCGCCAAGCTGCGTGATATCAAACCACGCTGATCTAACGAATTCAACACTTCAAGCGGCCTCGAAAACATAGGGTCAATGACGTGCTCATAAGCATCCTCAGACGATTCTTCTTGTTTAATGTCGCTGGACACTATTTTTATAGAACCGCCAAAGCTGGTTTGGGTTTTAGCCGATTCTTTGCCTGTACGTTTATAACTGGAGATTAAGCCATGCTCAGAAAGCTGCGCATAAAAATGCGACAGCCGACCATGATCAATATAGATATGGTCAAAGAGAGATTCGATGTTTTGTGAGCTTTGTTCCTCGGGAGATGTCATCTTTTACCTTTTGCTTTTGTTTATCAATAGCAACTTGGTTTTTCTGCATCTCATCCAAAACAACAGTCACAGACTTGGCAGAGTCCTTTTTTGAGGGCTTATCTGCGGCAATTATTGCCTTGACTTTATCGAAGAATTTGGAGTTCATTTCTCAATTATACGCAAAAAAAACAAATTACCTGAAAAATTCATATTGTGTTGAACTGTGTCACTACTTCATGCAGTTTTTCCTTTCTATTCTGTCTTTCTTTTTTGCATCTTCCTTCATCTGCCACTGCATATTCTCCACCGCATCAGCCCCACCGCAGGCCAGGGGCTTGATGTGGTCTTTCACGTAGCCTGGGCATGCGCCTTTGGTCTTGCCGGTGCTGGGACATGGGTTTTGCCGCTGGAAGTCGCGCTTGACGGTTGAGCTGCGGGCTGGGGCGGCAGTAAGCGCCGCAGATTGAAAAGACAGCACTACCACAACCAAGGCTGCGACTTTGATATTCATTTTTTCACTTCATCCGGACAGACTTTTACCCTCACTTCAAGATAATCAATCCTCTTTTGCACTGATTTCAGTCTATCTTCAAGAGACTCTCTGGCATCATCTTCAGGAGGAGCAAACGCCACTTTACCACCCGCCTCCACATAGAAGTCGTTAAACCCGACGTAACCGCCCATGCTGTTTTTTGCATTCACCAGGCCACATACACCTTTAGTGCTGCGAACATATTTCACGTCTCTGAAAATTGCAGAATCAGGGTCTTTTAGCGAATTGCGAACGAGTTTTTCCCCTTGATATTGCGGATACCATGCGTATGCCATCGCACCACCTGCGCAGAGAAGAATCAAGGCACCTGCCAATATAATTTTCTTTGACTTCAATTTAATTCCCCATGAAACAAAGACCATTAACCAATTAATTAGAGCCTCTTCACACTAAAGCCTTTTGACAACACCTCGCCAGTCTGCCAGTTAGCTACCCAAACACCAGTCAACGCAAACGGCATTTTCCTCACATATACTGGAGCAACCGGCCAACCGTTATATGGAAGCTCAATCTCTTCTTTCATATATGGTGGCAACGGATGCCCAACTAAATAGACATACAAACTATCCTCCAAAGAACGAGCGACCTGGCTTGACATCTTAATTGTTGAAAAAATCGAATAGCAACGACCGGGGAAGGGGTCAATAAACAGCATTTTTAATATTTGCCCATCAGGATATTTTTGCCTTAAAAATGCCGGGGGATTCGCCCTTCCGACTCCGATTTATCTGACATATCTACAGGCCTGCGCGTAATCTCAACCCCATGTGTCAAACAACTTAAACGGACTGTCAAGAGAGCCTTATCTGCATCATATGACATCGATTCTTTCCCTCTTGCCACCTCAAATATCATGTCCCCGCCTGGACGCAATTCACCAAAGATAGGCTTTTGCGCGAACTCCTTTAGCCTCTTCTGAAAATCTGCTGTTGTTTCATATTCATCCTTTACCAGGCTCACCTGCCTAAGCCTGTCAAATATCTCCCAAACATCATTCGACACAAACCGATCTGGCAAGCGCTTCAAGGATGCATCAAAATTTTTCTCTGGAACTACCGCCACCTCTGGCGTTTTTTCCAACACAACCGAACTAGAGGGCGCTTGCACTGACGCCGAAGATGAAGGGGGAGCAGCCACTTGCTGACCACATCCAGCCAAAAGGATTGGAACGACCAAACTCCAACACAGCTTCGACCAATGCATCACCACTCCTCAATTATTAAATTTGTAAGTAAGTGTATCCGCAATAAAAATATCTTTGTCTTATCTATACGTTGAGGTATTGACATATCTATGCGTTGGCGTATAGTTCAATCCATCAACCCGATGGAGTCAAAAAGTGCTTACCCAAAAATCACCACTCTGCATCAACTGCCGCCACTTCAACGGCGACTTGAGCTTGCCACGTTGCAATGCGCCTGAGATGCGCCGTGCTGACCTGGTTACTGGCAACAGGCCAGCAGACTGCAGGCCTGAACGTGAACGCGGTCGCAAGTGCGGCCCTGAAGGTAAATTGTTTTTGGCTACCGTGCGGGGTGCAGCATGACCCGCATCGATAAAGTGGCTTACTCCCTGGTGATCCTTATCTGCCTGGCTGCATTGATGTACTGCGGCTACGACAACATGCAGGACGAAGCCAAATCTGCCGAAATGCTGAGCAATGCCAAGCATATCGCCAGGCTGGATGCTGCTGAACGCAAGCGTGAGGCGATTGAGCAGGTTTTCTTGCAGCAAGAGGGGCTGTCGGCTGGCCAGGTGCGTTTTGTTGCCACTGCGAGAGGTGACAAATGAGACTCACTGGACAAGAATCCTTGATGGTTTTCAGCGCGTTGCGCGATCAGGCAAGCAGGATAGAAGCCGAAGCAATGATGTTTATTAGCTCTGGCGTGTGCGGCCCGTCCGAAATTGAACAGTCGTTGAAGCAGATGGGCGAAGCCTGCGCCCTGCGCGAACTGGCCAGCAAGATCATCAAAGCCCAGGAAGTAGACGAGCACGGAGTGCCAGCATGATGCGCACACTGTCCGCCAAATACACCATCGCCCGCAGCCTGTACAGCGTCCAGCGCAAGTTTGGACACAGCCGCCGCATGGCTTTGCGCACTGCGATGCAGGCATTTATTCCAGGCTGAGACACCCACCATGGCCCGCACAAAAACACCCGAACCAGACGAAGTAGCGCTTGAAATTGCGCACGGCCTGCTGGCGACCAGGTTGAGTTTTGAAGAGGCCATGAACCACCCGACTTGGAAAGTAGTCATCAAGACCCGCGCCAGAAAACACATGCAGCAGCGCGACAAGTTTGACCTGAAGAAGCTGCAATCTAATGACAAAGACTGATTTTTTTACCCGACAAGGACAATCATGCTACAGCATACAAAATTCGACCTCAGCAACAGGGTGTACCACCCACAGAGCAACAGCATTGGCATCATCACTGCGATAGAGACATCACTTGTGCGCGAAAGCCGCGATGTGGCGATACGCTACCGCATCAATCCATTTGGCCACAGCGAAGACCATTCTCAAATCTGGGCAAGCCAAGATCAAATCGCTTTCCTGCCCGAGTTGCCGCAAGTGACGATCAACGCCCCAAAAATCGGCACAGCCTGGCAAGGCGGCATCTACGCTGGTGTAGTCGCAGGCCAGGACGGCCAGCCCGACTATCACCTGATCCATGCGCCGGCAGAGTTCGAGATTAAAGACGCCAACTGGCAGACCGCCATCGAAAAAGCGCAAGCACCGATCAACGGTTTCAACGACTGGTCATTACCAGACCGCCGCGAAGCCAGGCTACTGTACATCAACACGCCTGCAGGCTTTGATACAGCCGGCTGGTACTGGACATCTACGCAGAACGCGGGCGGCCCCGACTACGCGTGGATGCAGGGCTTCGGCAATGGCGGCCAGTACGACGGCCACAAGAGCGACGAGTACAGGGCTCGCGCCGTCCGCAGATTATTGATTATTCAGTAATTCAATAATTTAACCATTCCCAACCAAGCGCGAAGCGCTCGATTTTTGCAGCACCGACCCACCCACCCAACCAATTGGAGAAACAATGTCTATCCGACCTATCACCGACACCCTGCGCCACATTGGCGGTGGTGTTTTTATCGACATGGCCAGCGACAAGATGAGCGAACTTGTTCAGGCCGTGGATGAGCGCGGCAAGTCCGGCACGCTCACGCTGACTGTCACCGTCAAAAAAGCTTCACGCGGTGGCGCCATGAATATCACCGGAAAAGTTGCTCTCAAAAAGCCTGCCGAGGATTTGATGGAAGCCCTCTTGTTCGCCACACCAGAAGGCAACCTGGTTGCCGACGACCCGCACCAGCAAAAGCTTGATCTGAAAGTCGCTGGCGCACCCGACCAATCTGCAGCACTTAAAACCGCCTAATCATGAACACACCACTCGACAAAATTGAAAGCAACATCGCCGAAACACTGGCCCGCGAAATGAAAACGCCAATTGAAATCGGCTCTAATCCAGACTCAAACGTGCGCCGCATTGCCACACCGCCAGGCTGGAACCTGAAAGAGTTTGACGACGAAAAGCTGCTGGCTACACCTCGCCGCAAACAAGCCAGGGTCATCCTGGACGACAAAGAAAGCTTTATTGATTACATCAAACGCCACGGCTCACTGGCTGACAGCACAATCTGGTGCAAGGCAAACTACAAAGAGGGCAAGGTCAGCTTTATCGCCATCCTCAACGACCATGGCGAAGACGAAAAGCAACCAGCCTGGCGCGACCATCAAGCCAAATTCCGCCCAGAGTTCAGCGAAGAATATTCCCGCTGGATTTCGCAGAACAAGCAGCCGATGTCGCAAACAGACTTTGCCAAGTTCCTCGAAGACAACCTGAAAGATATTGTCAGCCAGGATGACGTCACGCTGCCAACTGGTGCGCAAATGCTCAACATGGCCCTGTCTTTTGAAGCCAACCAAGAAAACCGCTTCAAGAGCGCAATACGTCTACAAAACGGCGGCATTCAGATGACGTTTGTACAGGACGACGACCAGCAAACCATCGCCAATATGCAAATGTTTGAACGCTTCGCCATAGGCATCCCAGTTTTTTGGAATGGCGACGCCTACCGCATTGATGCGCGCCTGCGCTACCGCCAGCGTGACGGCAAGTTGACGTTCTATTACGAACTGATACGCAGCGATAAAACGCTGGAAGCTGCTGCCAAGACGCTCATTCAAGAGCTACGCGACAAAACAGGCAACCCGTTCTTTTTCGGCGATCCGTTCAACAATCAATAACTCTGGAACTGGTGCGGACACCCACCGCACCAACTAAAAGACAATGACAAAGCAATCTCACGACAACGTTAATCACCCCAAGCATTACACCAGCCACCCCAGTGGCGTGGAATGTATCCAGGTGACTGAACACATGCCCTTCTGCCTGGGTAATGTCATCAAATACATCTGGCGCTCAGATGAAAAAGGGGCTTCGATTGAAGACCTGAAAAAGGCCAGATGGTATCTGGATCGTGAGATTGCATTGCGTGAGAAAAAAGCGAAGGAGTCAGCAGCATGAGCAAAAATTCCAGAGCCAAGCATCACACCCAGCGCCGCAACTGGCACAGCAACCCAACAGGTGGGCTATGGGTTTTACAACAGCAATACGCCCGCAATGTGCAAGCAAGCCCTTTGTCAGACGAAGAATTGCTCAAAACCCGTATGTATGGTCGTCAGGCTTTCGAGGCACTACTTTCCAATGCAGTGCCAACAGCAGACGACTGGGCCAATGTCACCAACAGCGTCAATACAGCACTATTGCTGGCAGAAGATGGCTATGGCATTGAGCATCAAGATGTATTCATTCGCGGGCAGGAAGCGCTTGTACGCGCCTACATTCGCAATCAAAAAACAGGCAAATGGCGTCTGGATGGCGAAGGCATACAGGCGGTGCGCGATGCCCTTTACTTACACGACCAGCAATGCGAACTGGTCAGCAATGGCGACTACAACAAAGCCTTGCAAGCTGTTGAAGCCCGCATTGAAAACGACAATGTGTTTGAGATTGAGGTCATTGCAGCATGAAACGCGATCAATACACCATCCCACTAGGCTTTTGCCACGAACTCATCGTCGATAACTTCGCTGGCGGCGGCGGCGCGTCCGAAGGCATCGAACAAGCCTTTGGCCGCGCCGTCGATATCGCGATCAACCACGATGGCGAAGCGCTGGCCATGCATGAGGCCAACCACCCCACGACTGCGCATTACCGTGAAGACGTGTTTGCCATTCATCCCGGCTTTGTCACTGCCCAGCAGCCTATCGGCCTGGCATGGTTCAGCCCAGACTGCAAGCACCACAGCAAGGCCAAGGGCGGCAAGCCACGCGAAAAAGGTATTCGCGGTCTGGCATGGGTGACACTGAAATGGGCAGCATTGCAAATGCCCCGCTGTATCGCGCTAGAAAATGTGGAAGAATTCCGCGACTGGGGCCCACTGGACGACGAGGGCAAACCTATCAAGGCAGAGAAAGGCCGCACGTTCGCCGCTTTTATCGATGCACTGTCCACTGGCGTGGCAAAAGACCATCCAGACGTGGAAGAAATTTACGAAGCACTTGGCGCTGATTTTCCGGTAGAACGCCTGCATGCTGGACTGGGCTACAAGGTAGAACACCGCATCATGCGCGCCTGCGACTATGGCACACCAACCATCCGCAAACGCCTATTTGTCTTTGCCCGCCGCGATGGCTTGCCCATTGTATGGCCAGATGCGACCCACGGCGACCCAAAGACCGATGCAGTCAAGGCTGGCAAGCTGCTGCCATGGCGCACCGCTGCCCAGTGCATAGACTGGTCCATCCCCTGCCCTTCTATCTTTGAACGTAAGCGCCCATTAAAGGATGCAACCTTGCGCCGCATCGCAAAGGGCATCATGAAATTTGTGGTGCAAAGTGCAGATCCGTTTATTGTGAAGTTTTCTGAAAACAGTGTAGGCCAAGAGACAGACAGCCCACTGCATACGGTAATGGCTGGGGCGCCACGGTTTGGCATGGTCGAACCGGTAATCATCAATGTTGCAAACAGCAAGACAACAGGCAGAGGGCCCAACGCTTGGGATATTAACGACCCACTGCGCACAGTCACATCAAGCCCAGGATTTTCAGTTGTACAAGCGACCGTTGCACCATTTATCACTGAGCATGCCAATGCATCGACACAGCGCAATTTTGCCGCCGATGAACCGCTACGCACCCAATGCGCCCAGGTCAAAGGCGGGCACTTCGCCGCCGTTTCAGTGACCTTAGCCCACGGCGAAGAATCCCCTTCTGGCGCAAAGCGCTGGGGCTCTGGCGTACGCGAAGTGACACAGCCAATGCAGACGGTGCTTGCAAGTGGCAATGGTGCAGCCATCGTATCCGCCATGCTCGCCAAACACTACGGCGGCGTAGTTGGTACCAGCGTCGAAGTACCATTTGGTACAGTCACCACAGCAGACCATCACTCTGTCGTCACCGCCAACCTGGTGCGCGAGTTCGGCAACAGTGCCGGCGCTGACGTAGATGCGCCAGTGGGCACCATTACTGCAGGCGGCAGCGGCAAAACACAACTGATTGCCAGCAGCCTGGTCAAACTGCGCGGTACCAACACAGGCCAGCCGACTGACGAACCCCTGCACACCATCAGCGCAGGCGGCACCCACCATGGCGAAGTACGCGCATTCCTGGTCAAGTATTACGGCGAAGGCGGTCAATGGCAAGACGTGCGCGAACCCATGCACACAGTGCCCTGCAAAGACCGGCTAGGCCTGGTCACCATCAAGGGTGAGGATACGCCATTGTCGATATCGGCATGCGCATGCTGACCCCGCGTGAGCTGGCACGGGCGCAAGGCTTTCCAGACCACTACATCCTTGACCCGGTCGTCAACGGCAAGCCTTTATCAAAAACAGCCCAGGTGCGCATGATCGGCAACAGCGTCTGCCCACCACTGGCCCGGGCTTTGATTGAGGCCAATTTCAAACATGAGCAGCACATTTACCAAGCAGCCTAACCCAAGCACCACAACCACAACAGGAGCAACCATGGACACAGCAGTCAAACAAACACCCACCATACCCGGCACCCCCTACGCTGGCGGTTTTTATGCTGGCCGCATCAACATCAATGGCGAACAGTACGCCATCATCGTCGCGCCAAAGGCAGCCGGCGAAGTCGAAGCCGCCTGGCACAAAGATGCCGCCGCAGCCAATAGCCTCAGCTTTTTTGATGGCCTTGCCAACACCAAAGCGATGGCCGAGGCAGGTAGCGAACTGGCGCAGCGCCTGCTCAGCATGAGTATCTACGGCCTGAGCGACTGGTACTTGCCCAGCCGTGACGAACTGGAAATCTGCTACCGCAACCTGAAACCAACCGGCAACGATAATTACTGCTGGCGCGGCGACAACCCCAGCAGCGTACCACCTGGTTACGCCTATTCACGCGACCTGCCCGCGCAGACGGCTGACACAGCCTTTCAGGCGGGTGGCGCGGAGGCTTTTGAGCCAGCGTGGTACTGGACATCTACGCAGGACGCGGGCAACCCCGACTACGCATGGATGCAGAGCTTCGGCGATGGCTACCAGGACCTCAGCCGCAAGAGCGGCGAGTACAGGGCTCGCGCCGTCCGCAGATTATTAGTTATTGAGTAATTCAATAATTTCACCATCACCGGGCGTAGCCCGATTCAAATTTTTTTAAGGATGATTGCCATGAGCAAAGCGCAATGGATGCAAGAAAATCTCAAGCCAGGCGAGATTTATGCAGGCCTGATTTTGGGCAAAGACGGCCAGCCAGATCACCACCTGTTTTTGCTGGAAGCCAAGCCAGCCAACAAGCTGAACTGGGAAGCGGCCAAAGCCTGGGCATCCTCAGTGGGCGGCGAGCTGCCTACACGCAGCGAACAATCCCTGCTGTTTGCTAATGCCAAAGAGCAGTTTGAGCCGTACTACTACTGGTCTGGTGAGCAGGACGCGGGCGACCCCGACTACGCATGGGTGCAGGGCTTCGGCAATGGCCTCCAGGACGACAACCGCAAGAGCTACGAGTACAGGGCTCGCGCCGTCCGCAGATTAATTATTGAGTAATTCAATAATTTAGTCGCTTCTTAACCAGGGCGAAGCCCGAAACTTTTTTTACAGCATGGCCCTACACCACGATTTACCTATTTACAAAGAAGCTTACGAGCTTCTGAAGCTGGCGACCAACATCACCAAAAATATGCCCAAAGATTTTAAGGGCTCGATTGGTGGCGAAATTCGCAGTCTGTGCTTGCAGAACATTGTCCTTATAGCCAATGCCAATGCAGCCCAGGACAAGACCGTCTATCTATCGAAATTGCTGGAGCAAGTCCACGCCGCAGAAATACTGTTTCGCCTATGTAAAGACATGCGCTTTATATCAACTAAACAGTATGCAGAGGCAGTGCAATTGACAGATGACGTAGGTAAACAGGCAAACGGGTGGAAGAAGTCCGCAGTAGCACCAGAGTCAGATACGAGGGTGTCAAGGCAGCCTCGTCAGAACTCATTATTTAAATCTGGTCATGCCGCTGGGTAGAACACGGCCCACCGCCAAGCGCACCGCAGATACCACCAGCCCATGCTGGCAGGTCTGGCGCAGTTGCCACACTGATCGGCCAAGCCTTCGGTGTAGTGACGTGGATAGCATGAATTACCGCAGAACGCGGGCAACCCCGACTACGCATGGATGCAGAACTTCAACAATGGCAACCAGAACAACAACCACAAGAGCAACGAGTACAGGGCTCGCGCCGTCCGCAGATAAAAATGGCACCACCGAGGGCTATGCTGGGTTTTTAATATACCCAAAACCACATCGCCGGATAATCCACGTTGTATCGGTTTCCGGCGGCAAAGATAGTGCAGCAACTTTACTGATTGCCATTGACCGCCTTGGTGTAGATAACGTCATTGCCATTTTTTGCGACACAGGGAACGAACACGAAGAAGTCTATAAATACTTGGACTATCTGGAACAAGTTACAGGTGTATACATCCTGCGCCTAAAAGCAAACTTTGATACCCAGATTGCCGAAAAGCGCACATTCATCGCCAACGATGTTCGCAACAAGCGCGTGTATGACACTGTCGCAGTATTTGATGATGATGGAAATCCTGTATGGAAGCGCGACGGTTTTGGCAACATCGTCACCAAACTGAATAAGCGCAAAGGGGTTGTAGAGCCTGTGCAGAAGCGGGTAAAAATCGGCAGTGGGCGCCGCTTGCGCTGGACAAACAAAGCCAAGCGCAGAGCACTATCAGTACTCTATCCAACAGGAAATCCATTCCTTGATCTATGCATGTGGAAAGGCCGGTTCCCAAGTCGTAAAGCCCAGTTTTGCACGGAAGAACTGAAGAGAAATATTGCTGTTGAATTTCAGCTTTCGCTGATGGAGCAAGGCTACACAGTCGTTTCATGGCAAGGCATCCGGCGCGATGAATCTGAAAACCGCAAGGATGCCAAGAAATTTGAGAGTGTTGGCGGCGGCCTGTACATCTATCGCCCCATTGTTGATAACACTGCTGATCAGGTGTTTGAGATTTGCCGCCAGCACGGGGTAAAACCAAACCCACTCTACTTACAAGATATGAGTCGAGTAGGTTGCATGCCTTGCGTAAACGCAAGCAAACATGAACTTGCACAAATTGCAGCCAGGTTCATTGCCCACATCAACAGAATCTTTACGTGGGAGCAGCTCGTTGCCTTATGCAGCAAACGTCAGGCCGCGACGTTTATGCCAGCACCATCCGGCAAGGTAGTCGTCGCCAACAAAAGACAGTACTCAAACGATAACAACATCTATCAGGTTATTCAGTGGGCAAAAACAACACGCGGCGGCAAGCAGTTTGATTTGCTTGGTCCTGCTGAAGACCTTACTGTTTGCTCATCTGCATACGGACTTTGCGAGTAAAACCATGCAAAATTTTACTTTTGAATCACTGGTACAAGCCTACTTCGACTGTCGCCAAAGCAAGCGCAACACGCCTAGCGCGCTGGCATTTGAAGCAGACCTTGAACGCAATCTGATCAAGCTGCACGGCGAACTGGCCGCAGGCACCTACGCGCCCGGCAAGTCCATCTGTTTTGTTGTCACCAAGCCCAAAGCCCGCGAGGTATGGGCGGCAGACTTCCGCGACCGCATTGTGCATCACCTGCTGTACAACCACATCGCCCCGCGTTTTTACGCCAGCTTTATTGCGGATAGCTGCGCATGCATACCAGGGCGCGGCACGCTGTATGCCGCCAAGCGATTAGAGGCCAAAATCCGCAGCGCATCGCAGAACTGGTCTAAGCCTACGTACTATCTCAAGATGGACCTTGCCAACTTCTTTGTGCAGATCGATAAATCCATCGTGCAACAGCAGCTCGCAAAGCGCATCGATGAACCTTTCTGGATTGACTTGGCCAACACCATCCTGTGGCACGACCCGCGTCAGAATTTTGAGCTGCGCGGCGCTGCGCAACTGGCGTCGCTGGTACCGGCACACAAACGCCTGACAAATCAGCCGGCGCATCTGGGTCTGCCTATCGGCAACCTGTCCAGCCAGTTCTTTGCGAATGTCTATCTGGACACGCTGGACCAGTACGCCAAGCACCAGCTACGCGCCAGGCATTACATACGCTACGTCGATGACTTCATCATTCTGCACGACTCAGCAGCCTGGCTCAATGATGCACTGGCAAAGATAGACGCCTGGCTGCCCGCCAACCTGGGCGCAAGGCTGAACCACAGCAAAACCATCCTGCAGCCAGTTACTCGAGGAGTAGATTTTGTCGGCCACGTCATCAAGCCATGGCACACGACCACCCGCCGCAGGACAGTACACGAAGCCCAGGCCCGCATGCGTGCGGCACCGGACGCAGATTTTCACACCACGGCAAATAGCTACTTTGGCCTGCTACGCCAAAGCCCCGCCAGCCACCACGACCGCGCCTTGCTGGCCCGGCTGGCGCTGCGCAGGGGATTTGCGGTGGATAAACAATTGACGAAGACTTTTAGGAGGGTCGCATGCTAGACCCCGACACTCCTGAGTCCTGGCCTCCACGCATACGCCTGAGAGCATACCAATTCTTCAGAGATGGCCGCACAAACAAAAACAGCGCAAAGAGACTAGTTGAATTAGGCCTGGCTGTTTATATGAAAGATGGGCGTTGCGTTTTAAAACTAGCTACAAATGATGGGCTTTCTCGCTGGATAAAAAGCAAGGGTATAGCCAGAAAATAACTAACGAAGACTTTTAGGAGGGCAATATGAGAAAACTACACTTGGACGTCTGCCCGTTTTGCAACGGCAAAGCCACCATGAACGCGGACAAATGCATCACTGCCAATTCATTTTGGACAATTCAATGTGATAAATGCCGCGTTTGCATTGCTGACGCCGACGAAGAAACAGCAGTCCGCAAATGGAATACACGGCAGTCACCAGCAATCGAAGCGGCGCGCCACGAAATTGCAAACGCCCGCGCATCTTGGCCACCGTTCAACAGCGCCCATGAAGGATTTTCTATTCTCAAAGAAGAAGTTGACGAACTCTGGGATGAAGTGAAAGTGAATCAGAAACGCCGGGATCTGGAAAAAATGCGCAAGGAAGCAATACAGGTTGCTGCTATGGGAATCAGGTTTGCTGAAGAAGTTTGCGACGAAATCAACGGGAGGAAGTGAGAATGAGCGAAAACACAAAAATAGAATGGTGCGACCACACCTTCAACCCCTGGGAAGGCTGCCAAAAAGTAGGCCCAGGCTGCGATCATTGCTATGCAGAGACGCGCAATGCGCGATTTGCAGGCGGCACTGCGATCAACTGGGGACCAGGCGCGCCACGTCGCCGCACCAGTAAAAGCAACTGGCAAAAACCATTGGCTTGGAATGCAGCGCATGAAGATTTTTTTGCTAAGCATGGACACCGCCAGCGCGTCTTTTGCGCCAGCCTTGCAGATGTATTCGACAACGCAGTGTCAGATGATTGGCGCGCTGATCTGTTTGAACTGATTGCCGCAACGCCGAATCTTGACTGGCTGCTGCTCACAAAGCGCATAGGCAATGTCGAGAGCATGGCACCATATAGCTGGACTTGCCCAAAGCGGGGCTGGCCAGCCAATGTCTGGTTAGGCGCAAGCATCGTCAACAGAACCGAAATGCTGCGCGATGCACCCAAGCTTAAAGCCATTCCAGCACCTATTCGATTCTGGAGCTATGAGCCAGCCCTTGGCGACCTGGGGCAAATACCGGCTAAACTGTTGCCCGAATGGATAATCGCAGGAGGCGAATCAGGCCCATACGCCAGACCAAAACATCCCACATGGGTTAGGAACTTGCGCGATCAATGCCAGGCAACCAGCACCACCTTCCATTTTAAACAATGGGGCGAATGGAAACCAATCAGCCAAATGCTGGAAGGCGAGTGCAACGCGCTGTATCAATCCCGCAGGATAGCAGAGCCCCATGAGGATCAAAGCGATCTGGATGACATCTACGGCCGTAAATGCACAGTACCAACAACCGTGCTACATATTGATGGCTCAACACATGACATCACTGAGCCCATATCATTCTTGCAGGGAACCGACGCTATGCAGATTTTTCGTGTAGGCAAAAAGGCCGCTGGTCGTTTGCTTGATGGCATTGAACACAATGGATTTCCGGAGAATAAGGCATGAGCCAAGATAAAACAGGTAACTACAAGAATCTGCTTGAAAACAGCTACCGCATTCAATGCGAGTTGGATGATGAAATGAGCCGATCTGCATTTTTAGCCGACTACATTTTTTGCTTTACGACCTACGACAGCGATATAGGCGAGATGTTTGCCCGCAAAGCATTGGAAGTTTGCGCCGCAATCAGCAACCAAACAATCATCCGCTACACAGAAAACGAAGATGATTACCGATGGTACCTACTCATGATCAACATGTCATTTTTTGCAGGGCGGCTGAACTGGGGCACATCAATTCGCGGAGCCTGGTGGAACCATGAAGGCCAGACGCTCGAAGCCTGCGGTCTTTGGGAGGGAGACGAGCAAGCCCTTTCACTGAATTTCACAAGACATGAGTGGAAGGACTTTATTGCCGCAATGGTGGAGTTCTCTACAGACACACAAAAGATATCGAGGACAGCATGAACACAAACGAACCAGATCTTATTGAACGCCTGGCCAGTGCGGTGGCAAGGCACATCAAGCCAGCCATTCCGCTGAGCATTGACATGTGGGACATCAGCACGATAGCCGAGTACATCAAGCGCGACCCGGCAACGGTTCGCGAACGGCTGGCCTGCTTGCCTGATTTCCCGCGCGCGGTGCGCCTTCCCTCTGCCAAGGGACACAAAGGCCAGCCCTTATATAAAGCCACCGAGGTCATCTCCTGGGTGGAAAAATACAAAGAGAAACACTAATCCAGCCTGTCAGCCATGTTTTCTGCAGTCTCGTTGTAATAAATTTGCAGCATGCGCAAGTCCTTATGCCCCACCATGCGCGCCAGGTCTAGCACGTTCAGTTTCTTGGCTAGGCGCGTGATGGCTTCATGGCGAGTGTCGTGAAAGGTGAGATTTTCAATCAGGCATTGGGCTGTTGCCTTGGCAAAGATAGCGCTTAGCCTTGGCGGCGTCTGCAAAAACAGAGGGACATCATCTTTTTCTTGCACCGGCAGGCAGACCAATATCTCCCGCGCTACCTTCGACAAGGGCACATCACGCTCTGAGCCATTCTTTGTACTATCCAGATGGGCGACTCGCCCCTTGATCGACTTGTTGGTCAGGCTACAAATCTCCGCCTGGCGCATTGCTGTCTCGATAGCAAATAAGAATGCAGCCCCAGCAGCCTGTTTTTTGGTCGTCACCGGCCGAAAATCAAAGCCCAGATTGACGCTGATGCGCTCAATCTCATCATCCGATATCAACCTGTCACGCGAAGGTGATTCTTTAGGCCGCCTGACGTTACGTGTGGGGCTTTGCACAATCCACTGCCATTCCTTGACCGCAGTGTGAAATACATTACTCAGCAGATTAAGGTCGCGGTTAAAGGTGGATCCGGTCACCGCCCGCCATTCAGGCGTGCCCGCCAGGCGCATGTCGCGGAATTTGCCCAGCACTTCCGGGGTGATGTTCACCAGCTCATAGTCGCCGAGGCGCTTTCCGAATACTTGATAGTCACACATCCAGGTGAGGCGCTTCACTTCCCACTGGTGGCCACGCTTGGTAGGTGACACTTCTTTCTCATAGCGGCGGCAAGCATCTTCCAACGTCTTACCATGGACCGTGCCAGTTACCAGGTTATTTCTGATATCTACCTCAACCTGCGTCGCCCAGGCAATAGCTTGCGCTTTTGTTGCAAAAGTCTTATTTTGTCGAATACCCTTAATCACAACCTGAGCCCGCCAAGCGCCCTGACGTTTGGTATAGCTAGCCAT